TGTTAGCAACTCCTGCTATGGCTGGTAATTATAACATTGATTACTGTAACAACTGTAACATTAATGTTCAGAAGCCAGTCGTAAAGAAGGTAGTTAAAACAGTTCCTGTGGCTGTTGAGTATGTTCCTGCTGGCCCTGGACCAATTAGTTCAACAGTAATGGTTCCAGTAGCAGTTCCTGTTCAGCCTGCTCCGTTGGTTCCTGTTTATAATTATGTACCAACTCCAGAAGCATCTAACATTTATTCGCCTCCTGGTTACCCAACTAATGTTCCTGTGGCAGCTGCTGGTAACTGTGCGATGTATGTTGATCCTTATGATCTGTTCGGTCAGTTGTTTGGTGGAGCAGATTTGGTTCAGAGTTGTTTGGTTCCTGCGTATTAATGCCGGCATAGCTCAGACGGTAGAGCAGTTCACTTGTAATGATCAGGTCGTGGGTTCGATTCCTGCTGCCGGCACCATTGGGAAATAGTTTAATCGGTAAAACCACGGACTCTGACTCCGTTAATCTTGGTTCGAGTCCAGGTTTCCCAGCCATCTAAAGGATATATATTATGGATCATAAGACTAGCGCCATCATAAAGATTGTTTGTTTCTTTGGAATAACAATCATGATAGGTTTTATAATTTCCGATATTCATATGCTTTCTAGTAATTAATGCGGGTGTAACTCAGGGGTAGAGTGTCAGCCTTCCAAGCTGTTCGTCGCCAGTTCGAATCTGGTCGCCCGCTCCAATTCTTATGGTATGTAATGTCTCGTGATAAAAAATATATGGACTTTGTCCGTAGACTAGCTACCTCCAATAACATGAAAATGAAACTGGCAGCGTGTCTCGTTATTCGTAACGAGATTATCTCTGTCGGTTTCAATTCAGATAAATCTCATCCTCTGCAGAAAAAGTTCGCAAAGAATACTGATGCGATCTTTAAACATGCAGAGGTAGATTGTATCATCAAAGCGTTGAAGATTGTTGATGAAGAAGATCTAAAAGATGCCACTCTTTATGTCTATCGTGTTAAGAAACAAAACAAAGGCGATAGTAGTTGGGTGAGTGGACTGGCAGAACCTTGTCCTGGCTGTAAGAAAGCCATAGAACATTTTGGTATTAAACGTACGGTATATTCTACCGATGAAGAAGGTCTAATAGGATTTATCGAGCAGTAAATATATCTATCACTTTATTAACATAATCCCCACGATCCTTTACGAATAGCTGTGGTTCTTCATGATCTACTGCTATCATAATAGCGATCTGGGGAATTTGTATTTTATACATATACTCAAACATCATAGAATAGACTGTGGTCTGTAAAAAATAACTGGTGATCCACTCTTCTTTTTTAAGTTTACGGCTTGTTTTAAAATCAACGATAGAAGGAACTCCATCAAATTCTGCGATAAGATCGCATCGCCCTGCTGTTTTTAAAGCAACAGAGTAGAGAGGAAGTTCGATACCTAGAATGTTATCAACGTGTTTATCTATGAGCGTCTGAAGGCTTTTAAAAGAATCAACTCCAGAAGGCATAGCACCCCGAAGATAATCTTCTTCGTTGAGGACATAGCGCTCGGCGAGCGAGTGTACGGCGGTTCCACGTCGAGCAGCCTGTGTAGAAATTTTCCTAGCTTCTTCCTCACCGACTTTAGCTCTCCATTCTAGTAGTGCGGTTTTGTCCATTGACTCTGAGATAACAGTTGTTACCGAGCGAAACTTTTCTCCACTCGGTAACACATAGTAACGGATACCATCTATAGAAGTTGTTTCAATTTCAACTTCTGGTACTAGATTATGTTTGAATATCTTTCGCAAATCCATTTTCCATCTTGTACTTCGCATCCATACGATTGGTCACGACTATTTTATTGCCAGTTGGTTCTTTAACAGTAGCAATCCATTGAACAGCTACTGGGCCAATGCCTCTAGCCATCCAATATCTAGCGCCACCAATCTTTGAACCCCATGCCTGTTGATACACTAATGTAACAACATCCTTATATGTTTCGCCCATGGCATTAGTCCACTTGTCTATCTTTCTTTCATAAACAAATGACTGTGTGCCATTGAGCATCTGTGGCGGAGAACAAGCAAAGAAATCTGACTTTGGATTGTTCTCATATTTCTTACCGATCTCGCAGTAATCTCCCCACCAAATAGGTTTCTTATCTTGGAACACAACCTTGTTTCTGTTTCCGAAGATCTTAGTAGAGATACTTTCTTTCTCGATAATATTATCGTCTCGCCATTCAGCAATACCATAATTCAATTTGTATCGTAGATACCAAGTGTCTTTCCACTTCATATCCTTATCGTAATCAACATAAAGAATAGAATTTGATGCATCATCCCAAACAAACCATGAATGCATATCTGGCATTGTCGCAGTAGCATTAGTATCTGGTTCTCTGCCAGCATCAACATAATGGAACTTGGCAATTCTACCTAACGGTGGAGCAGGCCAATAGTCCCATGCTCTAATTATGTCTTTAGCTTCTGTCATACTTGAATCCTCATCTTGTCTTTAAGAATTATATATTCTTTTACAAGAGCCGATCTTACAATATCTTCAGCGTCAAATTCTACAAGTTCAAATGATCTCATGTTCTTAACAACTCTCATGAAATCGTTAAGCCCATTCTTCTCATGCTCTCTTGTGAAGTCAGACTGCCTAAAGTCTCCACAAAATATTACCTTACAGTTATGACCAACACGAGTAATGACAGAATCTAGTTCGTGAAGAGTAGCGTTCTGCATTTCGTCGACAATAACTATACAATCGTTGAGAGTAATACCACGTATAAAAGATGTAGAAATAAACTCAACGAGATTCTTATTTTTAAGATAATCGTATGCGTCTCCTCTGCCAAATAATTCATGACAGATTGCATAGTAAGGAGCCTCATATACCTTTGTCTTTTCCTTGTTGTTTCCTGGCAAGAAACCCATGTCTCTTGTAGGAACTACTGTTCTAACAATAACAACTTTCTTATAAACACATTCTGGGTTGTTTAGAATTTGTTTAAGAGATAGATACATGGCCATGAAGGACTTACCTGTTCCAGCAATACCATGTAACATTAGATTCATATCTTCAGAGAATGCTTTGAAAGTCCATCTTTGGTTTTCCGTCAATGGATCAAAGTGTCTCAGATTAAAATTTAATTTCTCTTGATAATTTTCCTTTGGTTGTTTACCTGATTGGCGAAGAAGTCTTTTCTCTCTACGAGTTAGTCTTTTTGTTCCGTGTTCTTCTTCCATTTTACCCCTTAGAATGTGTTAATGGTCGACCTACTTATACCTTTTTGGTTTCCCTTCTTGATATGTTTCAACAGATCACGGAACGAAGCGTCAGGTTTCGCCATGCCTCTGCCAGAATGGATCATAGGAGCGCCATTTACGAGTTGAGTTACATGTGGGTTTTCTTCAAGATAAACTTCAAGAGCAGAGATGCTCATGAAGTCTTCATACTCTTCGCCAGTTTCATTGTTTAAGAACTTATACGTTGGCATCTTTGCTCTTTCCCATGTAGGAATTCTTGCCCATGGTGCCAGTGACCATGGGCGCTCCGTTAATAAGTAGCTCAACGTGTGGATGTTCCTCGATCTTCTGTTCCATCTCGGAGATAGACATTAGTTCTTCCCACTCTTCGCCAGTCTGTGTATTACGTAGCTTATAGATAGGCATTAATATTTCCAATTGTTATCAATAATATCATCAGAAATATCTTGCTCTTCATCTTCTAATAGAGCAGAGATATCCTTTGTACGCAAGGCACGTTCAACCCGTTTAGCCTTACGCTTGTTCTCACGTTCACGAGGATCATCGTGAAATTCTTCATGATCTGAATAATCGTTCTTCTTAAACTTCTTTAGTGCTGACTTGCTCATTCTGCGATTAACCCTGGTAGTGCTTCTTTAACATGTTGAACTGTGATGCCTGGAAACGGCATCTTCTTATCCTTCATAGCTAGGACAAGTTTTGCATCGTCTGGATCTAGTCTCTCTAGAAACTCAACAAACATTGCTTCACGCTTTGCCTGATTGAGAGTAGGATAGAATCCTTCGACGAAATATCTGATCTTATCAGCTTCCTTATGGAACACATGCTGTTGATCTACAATTTCATTTGGTCTGTAAGGAGGTTCGCCTTCGGGCAATAGAAACTTGACAGTGGGATCAAACACAGCCTGTAGAACAATGCGCAGAGCCATGGTATCATTACCAGCTAGATTGTCTACTTTTTCCTGCGTCTTTTTTAGTTTAGAAACCTTGTGTAAAAATTCATACATTCCAAGGACAGCCATTATTATCTCCTAAAATTCACTCAAATGATCAGTAAGGTTTTTGAGTTTGTTTGCTATAAAGTAATTTAGTAGTTTGCTACGATCGCGATTTGACTGTGCTTCGTATTGAAGCATAACCTTTTCGCGAATTTCATCTGGGGTAAAACTCAGATCAATCAATCGAGCGTTACGAGAATAGTTACGGGCAGTAACTGTATCCATTTCTTCTAGATCAGTGCCCATAATCTTTTCCATTTTCTTTGCTGTCAGGGGTCGCTGCCGATCACCCACAACAAAAACATTATCAGGAGAAAGAACATTAGGAACGCCATCGCCTGCATCTCCCTTTAGAATATGTTCGTGAAGATATCTCTCAGGATCGTCATGGGATACCCACTTCTTGCGAGTAGGATCATATTGTTTTACGTTAGAATATACGTGCAACTGAATAAAATCTTTATCGCCTGATAGAATTAGGATTTTCTCACCCGTATTTAGTTCTGATCCGAACTTAGAGACGAGCGTAGAGATGACATCGTCAGCCTCTGCGGACTCAACGTCAATAACACGGTAGGGAAAATACTCTTTCAGTTCTGCACGAATCTTATTAAGGCATTCGAACAGCGCCTTCCAATCCAGTTCTGAAGACTCAATGTTCTTCTTTCGGTTGGCCTTATAGTAAGGGAAGATTTGCTTACGCCAGTAGTTTGTATTATCGCAAGCAATAATCATTTCGCCATACTCATCACCAAACTTTACCTTATAAGAACGTAAAGAGTTTAGGATCATATGGCGAACCATATTTTCTTCTAGTTGTGCATTGGTATGGTTACCAAGCTGCATTAGAAGATTAGACAACATCACCTGATTCAAATCAACAATAATCACAATTCACCTATTCGGTTGCGTCAGTATCCTCGATAGCTTCTAGCTCGAGTTCTAGTTTGCCTACAATTTTATAAGCGCCTTCTTCCTTTGGATGAGGGATGAAGATTGCTTCTGCCACCTGCTGAAAAGGATGATGCATGTCATAGTGTTTTAACATCAACGAACGTAATGCTTCCACTATTAATGCGCCATCCTTAATGTCGTGTTCGGGATCGTCTTCGATCAACCCAAACCCAGCGATGTCAAGCTGATTAAAAATCATAGGAACAAGATTTTGGATCGTTTCTTGAACATGATAATGCCTCATCATGCTCATGTTATGTTGTATGTCTTCGATAGTAATATTACTACTAGCGGTCTTACCCTTGGGAAAACTTACAACATTATTAGAGATCATAGTCATATAATACCTTACTTAGACAGAATTGTCAAGCATATTTATTAATTAGAATAGACCATGTGAGATCCGGATCCATAGAACTCGAAGTCATAGATCCTACAATCTTTGTGCTTGCTAGAGATAGCTCCCTCAACTTTGGTTCTATCCTTTTCAGGAACGTAGAAGATAAAGAATCCGCCACCACCAGCACCTAGTAGTTTGCCACCAAGAGCTCCAGCTTTTATCGCTGTTTCATAGATTTCGTCGAAATAGTCTTGCGTAATTTCTTCACAAACACCTT